GTTACACACGCAATGATCTCGCTTCGCGTCGTTTCGCTGATGGTGCCGAGTAGTTGGCGTGGGTCGTTCTGAATTTCCCGTCTCAACCATTCGACGGGATAACCAAATTGTTGGGAGCAATCGATCCAAGAATCCCGACTCATGAAATCGTGATTTGCCGTATCGATCAACACCTGCAGCGCCCTCAGCTCCTCATTTTTCAGTAGCAGAGCATTAATCTCGCTATTAATCAGAAGCAGAATCGGTGACGGCTCAAGACAAGCCACAACACAGCGCTTGATTTTCGGCGGCTTCGTTACATGAAGGAAAAGCCGCACTACATCGCCCGGGGCGACGGGCATAGTTAGTCAGAGCCCGGATGAGGATCGCTTAGATGTTGAATCAGGTCCTGAGCATTCGGCAGCAGCGAAGCTACCGATGCAAGGGGAATCGGATTGCTGCGCCTGTCGCCTACAGAGCGCCACGCAGCACCCCATGCGGCGTCATGAGTCAATCGCTTAAAGCCCTCAAAGTCGTTGGCGCCGTGCCGTCTAATTGCCTCATCAAGGCATTCCCGGTTCGATTCGCTGAGTTCATCTAGGTCAGGAGCGCGTAGCAATTCAAAATTATTTCCATTCATCGTGAATGCCGCTTTCGCTGCCTCGATTACGCTCCGCGGGCGATCACCCCGAACAAACTTGACGATATCGTACGTATTGCTTGGCACAGGGCCCCATTCCATCGCGGCATAGTCTTCTCCGAATATCAACGAACCGTAGCGTTCCAGGTGAAGCTTGTCTGCCACATAGAGGAGCTTGAGAGTCCCATACATATCAGCGCCACTGTTCTGCGCCACGTACAAGAGCGCTTCGAGTGACTTGGCTGGTTCGAATGCAGTTGGGCCAGACATAGGCGTATGGTAGCTCGGCGACGTTAAGATCGCATCATTGCTCAATGTCACTTACGCCGTGCCGGCGAGTTGGATTCTAGAAAGCACAATCTACCGATTCTTTAGCGTGGCCACGTATGCGATGCCAGCCATACCGAACCCAAGGAACACCAATCCGCCGATCATCTCGCCCGCCAAAAAAGTGATCGCGGATAGCGCGATGCAGATCCAAGAAAGAACGGACAGTGCTTTCACGACCACCCCTGCGATCTTTGTACTTTCAGGCGCACTCATAAATGGGCCTGCGCGGCGGAATTCAGTAGCTCGTGCAATTCGCCTGATTGCCATTGATAACGCAATTCGACGTTACCGGTTGTCGGATCTGCAAATTCGGCGGTGGCGGAAGCTGAATCCTGTTGGCCCTCGTATAGTTCAATATCATTTGCATCCGCTGTTGACGCAATGCCTCAGCCTGCGCGGCTGCTTGGCTCTCTTGGCTTGCTGCCTGGAGTCTTTGGCTTTCAGCTTGAGATTGTTGAGCCGCTGCTTGCGCCTGTGCTGCCGCTATCTCTTTTTTGTACTGTTGAACGATATCCGTGATTTTCGTCACCAATTCATCGCGTGCCGCCCCAAATCTTTTGTTCGCTTCACCATAGCTAATTCGGCCTTTATAGAGATCCACCCCAATCTCGTTAAACGCTGTAAGTGACACGGTAAGCTGATTGTTTACCTCCGGCGGATAGTTCGCCTGCCGGAACGATTCGCCGACCTTCCTGCATTCCTCGCGACCGGCAAACCACGCCGCGATCTCATCCCGCTCTCTAGCGCTTGGCAGAGCGTCGTTCGCGAGCATCGCAAAGGTTATTTCGCGCAGATCGCCGATCGGAAGCTTGTCGCGAATGTCTGCAAATTCTGGCTTGCTTGTTAAATCAATCGAGCATTGAGCGGACGGGTCTTGAACTGTCTGCGCGATGCTTGCGGTTGAGAGACTCAGCGCAACCGCAGTTAGCGTTACCGACCTTAACGACTTCATTCGTATTACCCCAATGCAGCAAGTCCGGTATACGCCAGTCGGCCGTGGCATGCCACCTTCCGCCCGTTAACTGGCGTAGTGGGCCTCGCGACACCCGATTGGCTCGACAGTAGGCACTGACTAAACTGAGAGGGCGATGATGCTAGTTCGATCGGGTTCCGATTTCGGGATTCCAATCGGAAAGCGACTGCGTGTACTTCAGGGCGCGCACTGCGTCTTGAATAAGGTCTTCCGAGAGAACAGTGCTGCGGTCTGGCGATTTCGCTTCCCTCAACAGAGCCTCAATTATCTCTTTGTGAATTATCCACACGGCGCAGCCGATGCGGTGCACGTCAGCGCCCGAAACGGAGATCGCAAATCGCAGACCGCCTTGCGGACGTGCTTCTAACGAGCGCCCCATCTCATTACTCAAGAATTTGAACTCTTCTCGAACTGATTCTGGCAGATCCGCTGCCTTAAGGCGTATTAATGCGTAGTACCAGGCATCGGGTAGCCCTTCACGCACCGATCCTCGTTCGCGCAGCAGTCTCGTCGCGTCAATGACTTTTTCCACAGCGTACAAGAGCATTGACTGTTCTTGAGCATTCATTGCGCCATCCAGTCATACCCGTCATAACGCCGACGATCTACGTATCCAATAGGATCGTTTTGGTATCTCTTTGGCTTGGTTTCCTGTTTGGTCTGGGCAAATCTGCGCATCATGACTGCGTAGCGAGTAGCTGATAGAAGATCGTCGTGCTCTTTGACGATCACGCCATCCTTGCGGTGATACAGCGTAAACTCTTCTTGCCACTCGCGAAACTCTGAAAAGACTTTCAACCGGCCAGTCTGCATCCGCTCCAGCATCTCAGTAATGCCGGCCTCCACACCATTGGAACCATTTTCGAAGGTGGCGTGTGACGGGAGCATCTTGAGACCGTGGGAGCGATAGATCGCGGCGAGCTGCTGTTGATCGTTAGCGCCGAACTTGCCTCCGGACTGATGACCATCATGCGGCCATGACCAAGGCAGCCAGTCGCCCCAAGGCTTGACCGCACCAGCAAACATAATAGGCGTCTGCTCCTTGGCTCGATATGCGCCTATGACGTAGAGCACATCAGAATCGCGGTCGAAAGCTAGGCGGACACCAGCGGATGGATGAGACCAGCCGAAGTCGATACCACAGATTTGCGCCCAATGATCCGGGATTGGGAAACTGGCGCATAGAATCTCGCCGATATCCAGCGGGAAGACTGATCCGCTGCCACGCATCGGGATGCCCCGAGTGCGGGCGTCGCGCTCGAATGCAGGATAACTCGCACGGATCTTTTCCCGCTGCTCGGGCGTGAAATGATCGGCATCCTCTAATGCCATGGTTGTAACGTGCGTATCTGGAGCCTTGTCGATCAGAAAGCGCTTTACGACGGCGCTCATGCCGAGCATCGGCGTGAATGTGATCAAAATCGGCCCGAGTACCGCATTGCTACGAGTCAGCCCCTCGGTATACAGATCCAGATTGGGTTCCTCATCGAACCAAACTCCATCAACCGTATCGGCTTGCCATTTCGTGCGGCCCTGATCGTAGGATGCCATTTGCAACACACTGCTGCCGCCGCTCACATGTTTGACGCTGATGGATGCCACGGCATTCGGTACGCCTTGACGGCGAGGGGCCGCTATCAGATTGGCTTGCGGTATAGCTCCAGTACCCCATTGATTCTCGTCTTCTGGTGGTCCAAGCAGAATGCGCTGAGCGCCTTTGCGCAGTAGTTCAGCGGATTCCGAGCCGACAATCCAACGCGTCGGGCGATCAAATCGCCGACCTAGCCACCATGATGGGTAAATACCGCAGGCATGCATGGCGACTTCGAATCCAGCCGCCACAGTCTTACCGACTTGGTTCGCTGCTATAAGAATGCGCTCCCGAAACCGACCTCCAGCAGCATGGAATTCCAGCTGCCTCGCATAAGGTCTGTACTGATCGAGTCTCCGAACAGCCGAACGTCGCTCGATCTCCTTCGGCGCCACTTCCAGAAATCGGTCAAGTATCTCCGTGGGAATGCGCTCAAATAATTCGGCCAAGGAATCCTGACTCATGGGTGGGCCAACTGCGGCGCAGGTTCATTTATTGCGCCGTCTTCCGAGCTGTTCAGGCGTGCCTGGCGATAGGCACGCACTAAGCCCAGGAGCATCTGAAGATCCCCGTCCGCGAAGTCATCCAGGGGATTGGCAACCTCGAACTGCTTCGGGAGCAGAGACGCAACGGCCCGAATGTATCCGACAGGGTCCTTGGTACACGCTCGGTCAATCGCATTCCTGCCGTGATCAGCAAAATGATCGGCAAGTGCCCTCAGGAAATCGGCTTGTAGCCGTACACGTGTCCCGACCGCACGGCCGCCCGGGTTGCCCGACTGGCCAGGAAGGAAAGGGATGAGATTGCTGGGAGTACCGTTGGGATTCACTGCTTAACCTCTGCCACTGAGAGAATGGCTCAATTCATCGATCATCTAACTCGAAGCATGCGAGAAGAGCCCCATAGTCGTCGAGCGTTCTCGAATTAAGTCGCTCGGCAGGTATCAACAGTTCTCCTGTGCCAATGCCACGAATCGCCAGCGTAATGATGAGATTTCCCTCCTCGAACCGATTGCAGAACGTGCGCCGTACGTTGGGGTTTGCTTGAAGCTCGGCCAGCACTTGACGCCGTGCGGTCTCTTGCTCTGCCGTCGGCGGCTTTACTACACCGTCAGGGAGGGGGGTCCCGCAAGTGTATGGGCGTACACTCGCAGAACTGACAAAACCGGGTTGTGTCAGTTTTGTCGGTTCGGTTTCTTCGGTTGAGAGGGTTTTGTCAGTATTGACAGTGGGAGGGGATAGCGCTTCGGGTACCCCCCTTTCCAGCTTGCGAAGTGCATCGAGGTACTTCATGACGCTGCCTTCAGGACCAAGGGATTGACGCGATACTCGGATGTGGGGCGGCCCCCGGCCTCGCCGCTCTGTATCTGGCTGACCCTGAGATAGCCCTTACTTTCCAGTAGATCTGCCGCCGCCTCGGCAGCCTTGAAGTCAGACAGATGTGCCCAGCCTCGCCGATAGACTTCTCGAAGTTTGAATGTTGAGCCTATGTCGCGGCGCTTGATGCGATTGAGCAGGGAGCGGGCTGCATCGACATGCGATTGCCCTTGGCTTGCGTAGAGCCGCCGAGCGTGAGACTCAAGGAACTGCGACCATGCCAGCGCTCGCAATACTGCCCGCTGACCGATAGCGCCTGTCCCACCACTGGCCAAGTGATCCAGTAGCGCCAGGGCGCAAACCATTTTGGGATATTTGCCTAAATGAGCAGCCAGGACACCGTCATCTAATCCGAATCGCAGACGATTGCGTAACTCAACGTCCCATGCCGTGAAAGCTTCCGCCGCAGCAGCATCAAGACGCAGGAACGGCGATAGACCATCTATCGTCTCGGCCCCTACCTTGGCAGGCTCTAGCTCATGCAAGCGCTTGTAGACGCTATGCGCATGCTCCATTGCTTCATAATTAGGTTCGCGATCAATCGCCCGATACTCCCCCGGACAATCTGGCCAGACGATCAGCGAGAAGCGCGGCAGAAACCCATCACTACCGCCCGTTGCCAGGGTCTCGCGTAGTAGTGGCGCCACTCGCGAGGGCTGGATACCTCCTAACAGCGACAGACACACATATGGCACGCGCAGGTTAGTGCCGCGCCCGATGCGATCCTCGACATATCCTTCCTTGCCTGACCATCCCGTCAGGTAGAAAGCCCGCGAACCTTCCATGCCCTCTTGATCCAGTTCCGCGATCAATCCCGACAATTCGTCGCGATAAACCAGCACTCCGTTGGGATTTGCTCGCAAAACTTCGCACAGCGCTGGCACAGTGGCGTTATTGACGATCAGGCGCGGGGGCTGAGGTTCGTCGG